GTTAGTGCGACCTGCTTCGTACAGATCGCTGACTGCTGCTACTTGAAACTTTGACATTTTTCATCCCCTGTTGGCCGCTGGATGCCGCCGATGTGAGTAATATAATCGATCACATACACGAACACAACACTTTTTATACGCAATCGTAAATATATTTATCAATGAGCAGTTTGACAGGTGTTGCTGTCGTGTATAAGATTGCACACGGTCAAACACACACAGGAGAGATGCGATGTATACGCTAGAGGAAGTGCGAGAAAAGTTACAACAGAGAAGGCTGCCGGAAATAGCCAAGGCCACCGGGCTCAGTTATGGCACGGTGCGCAAGTTGGCGGCTGGCGATGATAAAAGCGTGTCCTACGCCGTCGTCAAAAAACTGAGTGATGAACTCAAGCTGCTTGAGACGGTTTGATCAACCGAACGGAAACAGCTGCCGATACATCTCAGCTGCAGCAAGCTGGGGAGGTGGTGGTGCCTGTCCGCCTGCCGGAGCAGCCGGCATGTCCAGCGCCGGTACGCCTCTGGTGGGCGAAGTTGTGGGGGGCACCCGAGCCTGTGGTGGTGGCACGGGAGCTGCCTGTTCTTCTTCTTCTTCTGGGGTCATCCCGTAGCCTATTCCTCCGCCAAGAATAAGTCGATCACGCGTGGATCTGGTTGTCGCCACGCGGCCCTGCGTGGCGGCAGAGGCTCTGGCTACGCCGTATGAGCGGCGTAGGGATTCTGCTCCATATACTTGCATGGCTGCTGTACCGACGTCCGTGGATCCCAGACTGCGGAACAGGCGCCCCAGCAGTGTTCCCGCCGCTGCTGCGGAGTTGCTGGTATTCTTCGCGGTGCGTGTTATCTGTGAGGTTGTCCGCGCCAGTGAGTGCATAATGCGAATCTCTTCTGGTGAAAACAGTGTGCGCAGCAGCTGTGGATTTTTGCGGTTGGCTTCGAAAAACTCGCGTGAGAACGTATTAGAAGCGTTTCCCGAAGACGCTGATACAATGCCATCTGAAATTAGCATGAACGCATCCTGCCGCAGCATATCCCACTCAGCGGCAGGCAGTTCGTTCTTGAGCGTGTTCAGCATGCGGATAGCCTGCGGTTTGCCGATCAGGCCGCTGAAGCTGCCGGTGAGGATTATTTTTGCTACAGCTTCAGGCGCCTCCACCAAAACACGAGACCCCTCCTGCATGCCCTCTTTCGTAAGCCGGTTAAGAATGCCACCCTGACTGTCCCACTTGTCCTTATACTGGCGGTAGTTTTTGATGGCATCCGCCCACATACCCACGGCTTCGTTGTTGCCGTAAAACAGGTTCTGCTCTGCCATCTGATACAGCTTGTCATCGAGCTGCTGCACTGCTGCGCCTGCCGCTGATGCGTCAGATCCTACGCCATTGCGTGCCTGATTGGTCAGCTGGGTGCGGTACACCTGAATATCTGATAGCGACGCGCCATTTTGAAATGCTTCGTCTATCTTGTTCACGATGTTGGTCGTGATTGGGACGGCAAGCGGGTTATAGTTCTTTGCCAGAGAATCAAGGATCTCAGCGCCGTAGGTTGTTGCAGTAGTCGGATCCAGATACGCGGCACCTGCTTCACGGGCCTGTGTATATAGGTCGTCGGCGCGCTCACGAGCAGCCGTTCTTGCGGCAACCAGCGCGGCTTGTGCGGCAGCACCGCCCTCAGTGCGCGCTATTGTTGGACCGCCCCCGGCAATGATGCGCTGAATTTCGTCGATGTTTTCTTTGACAGCCGCTTCCTGCGCAGCATAGGCATCAGTGACGATGGTTCTGGCCGTCTCGCCGTAGACGCCTTTTGCAGCCATATCCTCAAACAACTGCTGTTCCATGTCCCCGCTGATCTGGCCCGTGGTCAACGGCACTGGCACTGGCAGCCCCTGCGCCTGCATCTTCGCAAGTGCTTCCTTTGGAACAGCGCCGCCTCGTATCAGCCCCTCAAGGTCAGCATAGACACTCGCCTGCACCTGATCTGGATCTATGCCCACGCTCTTCAAGTAGCGCACAGCCTCTGGACTGAGCTGGGCGTTGCGGTCGAGTGTTCTGGTAGGATTCCTGAACCAAGAGGGCACGTTTCCGATCTTGTCTGCAATAAAGCCAAGTGCTTTGCCAAGCCCATACATTCCGCTGCCCCATGCGCCGCCCTCAATGATGACGCCCGGTTCCAGCGGAGTTTCTGCGCTCGCGGCAGAAGTCGTTTCCCCGACTAGTGCCTCAGTAAGGGCGGTTGTTCCAAAGCGCAGACCCAACTGCGCAGGGATTCCCACGCCAGCAACACCCGCTTCTATCAGTGGCGCAATAGCCACGGCACCAGACAACTGCGTTACGGTGGGAAGGTCCAGTCCTCGCGGATTAGGGTAGAAGGTTTTCCAGCCCCGCAGGACACCGTTTTCACGCACCGGGAACGAGGCGATTACGTTGCCAAATTCATCCCTCTGAGTAGTAGCGTCGGGCTGGATGTTTTTGATACCCGCTTCGAGGCGTGCAGGGTCCAGCGTGCTTGCGACCATCGTCATCAGCTGCAACGTCGCAGCAGGAGATAGACCCAAGTCTCTTGCGCCTATGCCCTGCCCAAGGATGGGAAGATTGGAGTGCTGCACCTTCGCGCCGCGTGTCCAGTCGTAGATGTCTCTGGCGACCTGTGGCCCGCCTGTGGCTATAGCAGTCCCCGCCTCTCCAGCCACGCGCATGATTTTAGGAACAAGCGCCTCGGGGACATTGCCGGTGACAATGTCTCTTCCGCGCGCTGACAGCGCATCGTATTGACCCGCCGCAAGCGCCTGAAGATCAGCAGTGGACATCTTGCTGTAATCAATTGCGACCCCGGTGTTGGGTTGATTCTGTTCTTCTGCCATGTCAGTTGCCCCCCGCAGCTCTGCGCTGCAGCTCGGCCTGCGCCGCTGCTGGATCAAATGGTAGTGGGACAGCTGTTGTCCCTGAACCAGACGCTGCTGGCGGCGTTACTGGCATACTCGGAAGAGCATAAGTCCCGAGCGAAAAAACACTTGGATCATCTTTATAGACTTCTTGATACAAATTCAGCAACTGATTGTGAGATGAAATTCTATCGTTGGCACTTGTTTCCAGCGCGTTTACAAGAGCAGCAATCTCTTGCACTCCCATTGTGGCAAGATCGCCTGCTGAGGCTCTGCGAATCAGCGCACGTTCAGCGTCACTAAGTGCGCCCTGTCCTTTCATGCCTTGTGCGGCCTGCAGCTCAAATTCTGCAAGACCCCGCATTGTTTCAACCGTATTTGCTAGTTTTTGCTCGCTGGTATCTCCCGCAACGCCCAGATTTTGACCGATACGAGTAAATAACATTAATGACGTGCTGCCCGGACCGCTAAACAATGCTTCATCTAATAGTGGGCGAATATTTGCAACGGTGTTTAGCGTCCTTATCGAAGCAGCGGCCTGATCCGCAGAGCTGCTAAGGCGGGTAATGGCGTCTGCTGTTACAACTTTGCCTAGTCCCGCCTCTCCCGTATTGATATTTGTCACCGGATCGCGAGAAATCTCAAACTTTTGAGCAGTTTCATCATATTGCACAACGCCAGAAGGGTTGCCCATAGCAGCCAGCTCCGCCGGCGTAGCCATTCTATAACGAGGTCTACGTGCAAGCTCATTCTCCTGCTTCATCTGCTCCAGCAAAATAGCTCTCTGCTCAGCCGACAGCGCCGTATTGGAGGCTATAGTCGCCTCTCTTTCGGACTGAGCTTGCTGCAGTGCGGCTAAACGGGCTCGAGTCTGGTCATCCTGCATCGCTGCCGCGCGAGCACCCAGCTGGCCGGGTAATGCTCTTGTGGCGCCAGCTAACCGAGCGGCACCTGAACCGCTCAGTGGCTGTCCGTCTGGTCCAACATTGGACGCATACCCGAGAGCCGCCTGAGCGATGTCAAACAACATCTGTGACTGATTTGAGCGGTTATCTGCCAGCCCGAGAAGTTCTTGATACTCAGGCGTCAATTCGCGCGCACGGCTCATCGCATCAACCGGCGTCTGCCCCTGACTTGCCATAATCTCATCTATTCGCGCCGCTGCGCCACCTTGCTGAAAACGCTGGACGACTCCACCGCGAGCCATCTGCATCGGCATATCAGCCGGCAACGAAGCAATGCCCTCGGGTGCCATGCCCATCATCTCTGGTGGCATTCCCATCATTGCTGGATCCATTGGCATACCAGCCGGTGGTGGCATACCGCCCGGTGGTGGCATACCCGTCATGGCGTCCATCGGCAGAGCGCCCACATCTGCGCTGCCCATTGGCAACGCGGCAATGCCCTGCTGTGCGAAGATCGGCTGCAGCATTGCCAGCACTTCGTCCGGGGTCTGCTGGGCGGCGTTGTAGCCAACCCTGTCCGCCAGTTCTTCGCGCCGTGCATCGATAGAGCGGTAGTCGCCTCGCAGGTTGTTCATCAGGATCTCGGGTGAGTTTGGGCGCCGGTCAAGGATTCGCGCCATGTCGGCATCATCACCCTCCTCCACTTGACTCTCGTTCTCGATCTCTTCCATCAGGTCTTCGATGTCATCCATAAATCCGGACATGATGCCGACGTTTTCGATCTCGTCGTCATCGACCATCTGCATTTTCTGTTTTGCCATCATATTCACCTTAGAGGAGTCCTGCTTTTTGTGCCGCGCCAACGCTAGACAGTGCACCTATGCCAAGGCCAGCCGCTGTCTGCAGGGGACTCGCTGAGGGGGCAGTCTGCGACGTCATTGTCATCTGCGTTGACGGTGCGCCACGGTAGATGTCGCTCAGGAAGCCGAGCCGCTGATACGGGTCCATGACCTCCTGCATCTGCGTCTGACGCATCGCGTCGATCTGTGCCTGCGCGTTCTGGCGCTCGAGCAGACCCACGCTGCCGAGCAGTCCCACATCGGCTGCGCCCAGCTGCTGAGTAGCCTCGCCCATCGCGCCCATTTGCGTGCCCAGTGCGCCCATCTGGGTGCCAAGACCGCCCAGTGCCTGCGCCTTGGACAGGTCAATGCCAGCCTGCTGCGCGGTAAGTGCTCCAATGCCCTGACCTAGCTGGCCGTACTGCATCGCAGCCTGACCCAGTGCCTGAGAGCCTGCCAACTGACGCCCCTGCTGGCTTTCAAAGCCCTGCATCGCAGCCTGCTGTGCCTGCATGTAGTTCTGGGCGTAGTCCTGCATGATGCGCTGCTGCATCTGATCTTGCAGGTTTCGCTCAAATTCGGCGCGCTGAACACCCTCACGGGTGCCGCCGAAAGCTCCGGCGCCCACGGCTTGAGCAGCCTGCCCCTGACGAGCAATGTCTGCCTGCCGGCGCATTTCGCCCAAAGCCTGCTGCGTTACTTCCTGCTGGTAGGGGTTCATGTAATTGACGGCAGCATTTGGGTCATACGTTCGAGCAGAGCCTAGAATGCCGCCAATGCCCTGACCGAGCACCGGCATGGCGCGGCCAAGTACGTTCTGCGCCTCTTGAAACTGAGGTGCGGTTTGAACGCCGCCCGCTGCCACAGCACCGCGCTGGGTGAGATCCATACCCTGCGTGATGGCCTGCGATCCGCCTTGAATGAAAGGCTCAAACGATCCAATGCCCTGACGCGCCAGATCCATCGCTTGCTGCTCACCGATGGACAGACCCGCTGCCTCGATAGCAGGCAGCGACAGGGGGCTTTCATACAGCCCTTTGGCTGCATCCATTAACCCAATTTTGCGGGCTTCAATATTCGGCGCTTCGCGCTGATATAGGGTTTCGTAAGTACTAGCCATTTTTGCGACCCTCCAACTTTCTCATGAGAGCATACATTTTTTTCGCTCCTGCTCGTCGAGAGCCGTTGCCCATGCCGCGCACGGCCTTGGCAGTGAAAACAAATTCGCCGTCACTCAGCATGGCAGGAATGTCATCTGATGTGCCGGTGCCGGGGCCGTTGATCGGACCAGTCTTACGTGGAAACTCCTTGTCCATGCTGCCGCCCTTTGCAGCGGTACGCACGGGCGGCGGAACGAAGGTGTAGGGGTTGTACTGTGGGCTTATGGCCGTTGTAAACACGCCACCGTAGTTCGCACCATACTTCTGTGGGTTTTCTGCCAACAGCTTCTCTCCGGCACCGATTCCGCCCATGTCCTCAAAGCCCTCGGGCGGAGCAATCTCCTCTTCATCAAAGCCGCCAGCGAGCGCCATGATACCGAGGCCGGTGGCGGCGAGCGGGGCATATTGGCGAAATACGCCGGGAGTGTTTGATGCAATGGCCGCAGCTTTTGCCTCGTTAGCCTTAGTGATTGCCGTAGCAAATGCATCAGTCCCCTGAACAAGACGGTCTCCACCATATTGCGCAAAAGTGTCTTTAAAGGCTTTTTCCCCAGCTTTTTGTGCAGCAGCGTCAAACCTACCGGGCGACAGCTTGTCGATACCTTGTTGAAGAAGGTTTCGTGGCGCAGACCCTCCCGTTGCGGCTACCTCAGCCCTCGGAGTAAACCCGGGGGTTTTCAGGGTGGGGGATGCTCTATCAAGAGCCCCTAAGTCAACTGTCGTGCCCGAGGATAGTGTTCCCGGAGCAGCAGTCGTCCGAGGGAAACCAATTCCACTGCTGGCAGAAGGCTGTATTGGCGCCGTAACTCGCGAAGCCTGTGCCAAAGTATCCTGTAGAGTGAGCCTTGGGGTAAAACTGTCTGCTGTTGGGCCGGTTGCAACCGGCAGACTGCCAATCCCGCCGGGTGGAATGTTCACAGCAGCCTGCGTGGGGCTTATTGACTGCAAAGGCAAAGCGTCTCCCCTTGGGACAGAGAGATCCAAGGGTCGCAAAGGCTGCTGGGCAATCTCAGGAGCTGCTGCCGCTGCAGGTGTGCCCATGCGATTCATAACACCCTTTGAAACACCCGCAGTGATGCCGCCGATAGCACCTGCCTTCAGCGAATCCTTCAGGTTGCCACCCGCGAGCAGGGATGTTCCAGCGCCACTGACAAAACCACTGATGCCTGCAGCAGCCGCGCCGCCGGCAGAGGCACCCAGCATTGCAGCAGCGGCAGGGCCGGCAACCATGAACAGCGCGGTGCCAATTACAATCTTGCCTATCGTGGTGTTGGCGAACTTCTTGACCGCCTTGCCGAGTTTTTTAAACGTCTTCTTTAAGAAGAACTCGGGCATTCCGGTCATTGGGTTGATTGTGCCACTGCCGCCGTAACGGCGCAGAATCTGAGCTTCAACCGGGCTGATGTGAGCGAGCATGGTGTCGCCGTAGCGTCCAGCCTCTGCCATCTCACGCGCCATTGGATTTAAGCTGGCGATACCGCCCTTAGCAAAGCCCTGTGGCGGCAGCATGCTTTCCGGTCCACGCAGCTCATCAAGAGCGATGTTCAACGCGGCAAAGAGCCCCGCATCAAAAGCCTCCGGTAGGATCTCCTCGTCCACGCCCATATCAAGGTATTTCTGCCGAATGGCAGGATACTCATTGGGATTGGCGAGCACCTCATCCACCATCGTGTTGAGCATGTCGATGACCTCGGGGGCCACCTCAAGCTCTGCCAGTTCTTTACGGAACTCGGCCACTGCGACAGGATCTGCCTGCTCGGCAGTCATCAGCATTTCACGATTGATTTCCGTAGGTGAAACCTGCTCGCGCATCTGTTCAAATGCAGCAAGTTGGTCAACGGAAGGTTCAGTGGGAGCCATTTGGGGGGCGCCCATTCCCGGCATAGCATTAACCATAACCATGTCTTTTTCCTTTGAAAGTTAAAAGCCACACGGGGCTGCGCGCCGGGGAGGGTCGCGAAAATACCTAAAATTATCAACGAAGATGCCTTCGTTGTCTACTGTTAAGACCGATCAGTCTCTAAATAGGACAGCACAAACGTCACGGTTGCCACGCTCGATAGCACCTTGAGCACGTCTGTAGCTTCTAAGATACAGGGAACGCCGCTGAAGACGTCCATCGTCTGATTCGTGGGCAGCTGATAGGTCTTCAGCAGCGGGTGTGTCGTGGCGCCTCCAGCCGGGTACAGGTTGACTGAAATCGCTGCCACCGAAGCGTTCCCGTTGGTCACTCGCAGCGATGACAACACTGCCGTGTTCGCCGCCGGCACCGTGTAGATGGTCGTTTCTGTCGTTGCAGCAGGTATAAGCGGTTTTCTAAAGTATTTATTCGCCATGCTGATTACCCGGCTGACACAAAGTTGATGGTGAGGATCACAGACGGTATCGCTGGCCGTGTGGGGCTTGTGCCGGCAGCGTAGTGCTCAATATACACGTCAGCATTGTCAGACCACCACGCGATTTCCAAATAGTTCACTGCAGGGTCGGTGACCGTGAAAATCCCCGTAATTGCCGGAACGATGTGCGCCCAGATGGAGCCGCTTTTTCTTGCCGGTATATCAAATCTGGTATTACTGAGTGGGTAGTTTACCCCAGTGTCCTTGGCCCAAATCTCAAGCTCTGCTGCAGAGTTACTGCGGTTGGTCATCTGCAGAGTAAAGGTCACCAGATACTGACCGCTACAGGGCACAAAGATCTTGGTGTTGTCCACCACGCGAATGCCGTTGGTCAACGCGACCGTGTTATAGGTGAGCAGATTCTCGCTGGTGATGCCGGCGCTTGTCTGATCAACGTCGGACAGCAGCATTGCATGGGGCTGCATCATGCCGTTGGAGATCTGGAACCCGCGTATTCCACCGGCAAACCCGCCGCCCGCTCCGCTGCCCGCGCTCATCCACGTTGCCGCACCAGCAGTGTCTTGGCTGACGATGGGCGTGTAGCTGGAGTTAAGCTGCAGAATAACCTGCTCCAGAGAGCGCACCAGCTGGTTAAACTGCTCCGGGCTGTAGTCGCCGCTGACCGCGTTGGGCAGGCGGACGTTCTGTATCTTACTCATCGCAAGCCGTCCGGCTGGATGTCAACACGCATCGTGCCGAACCGCCACGACGTATTGATTGCCGTGCTGGTCATGCGGAGCGCGATCTGCCGACCACGGGCACGGGTGTCCACCTTCTGTGTCGTAGGTGTGATCACATACGGGTCCAGTGAGCTTGGGCTGGCCGTGGCTTGAGGATAAGGCCGCAGGAACAGGTTCACAGTGATGTTGCCCAGCTGGTTCTTAAAGTCAGGAATGAACCGGCTCATCAAGAGCATGTTGTCGCCATCCCCGATGTCAAAATACCCAGATTCGAGGAACGCGGGCAGGGGTTGGCCGGCAGCGTTAACGCCGTCTTCGTGGTTGTACACCACTGAGCGGCCCGGGGACAATCCGTAGATGGTGTTCAGCGTGGGCTCAGTGCTGTTGGGCAGGAACTCCGCACCCACAGGCTTCTCAAAGCTGCCCACATCCTGCCACGCCGTGCGGGCCAGAGTGCCGATGGACCAGACGTTTTCAAGGTAATTTAGTGTCACTGCGCGGTCGATAAAGTCGCTGGTGAAGCTGCAGTAGAAGAAGGTGACCTCGTTAAAGTCCGTGTTCAGCGCAGCAAAGACCTTGGTGTCCTGCACGAGATTTATGTCGTTAAACACGTAGTCCTGCACACTGCAGGGAAGCTTTTTGACTGTACCGTCGAAAACGTAAAACGCTTCTTTGCCCATCCAGAACGCCAGACCGTTAACGTCCACCGCTGCGTGTGGGCCGATACATCCGCAGTTAGCCGCCAGCTGCTGGAACCCGAAAGTGTAGGGCGGTCCAATGTACTGCATGCCGTGCAAAGAGGTGTCCGTAAAGATCAGTATCTGCCCGCGCGAGCGCACTGCAGAGACGATTGCACTGCCGTCTGACAGCCGCTGACCGCCCGCCGTGTTGGTGGCCGACTCCGCAAAGGTGTTAATGTCCTCTTGATTGGAAAACCGCACGAACATCGGATCTTGTGTGCTGGGAGTGCCGATGGTGGTCTCGGTGCCGAAGACGACCATGTGTCTGTCCGGGCTCGATATCAGCATGTACGCGTTTGCGGTAGGTGCGCCCGAAACAATAGAGGCTCTGACCCCAACACCGTCGGTCGTTGGGTTCCACTTAAAAACTTGCCTGTTCACAAGCTGCGCAACAAGCGTTTCGCCGAAGTTGTCGAACTTCCACACGCGTGATGACAATGTCGTCACTTCGCTCACGGTACGAGGAGTGCCCCACGTTCCAACGCCCCACGATCCGGTGCCAAACCCGAAGTCAAAAAAGCTCACATCAGAGCCTGTGCTGATCTGGTATGCGCCCACCACTGACGCTCCGCCGTTCCCAATGTCACTGGAGTTGGCCGCCACGGGCGCGGTGATGGTGTACGT